CAGCGGACATGGAGCCGTTCTAATGGGAAACGACGCAACCATCACCCTGCGACTCCCGAGGGACATTGTCGAGCGGCTTGATGAGTTGGCTTTGGAGGACGACATCAACCGGTCGTTGCTGATCCGTCGCCTGCTGCTCACCGGCTTGGCAAAGCGAGTCTCGACGGCATGACGAAGCGGCCCATGAGGTCGCGTGAACCGTTCGCGGTCGTGCCGGTGCGTTTGCTCGTCGAAGTCAACAACTCTGCCCTCAGGGTGTACATCGTGTTGGCTCAGATGGCGAACAACGACACCGGCCGGTCGTGGCCCTCCAACGACACACTGGCTGAACGCACGGGGCTGAAACGCACCGCCGTGAAGGACGGCATCCGGCAGTTGGCTGACAAGGGCTGGGTGACGAAACTCGAGCGGCCTGGGAAGTCCAGCGTGTTTACCGTGGAACACTCAGGGGGGTCGGCTACACGACCACCAGGGGGTCGCTCAGGCGACCGGGAGGGGGTCGTCCAGGCGACCCCTAACTATACCAATGAACTACACCAAGAGAGTTCTGTATCTAAAAAGTGTGTGGACTGCGGCAAGCCTGCTGACATCAACCCGTTTACGGGCGAACCGAACCCTCGATGCCGGCAGTGTTACAGCACACACAAAGAACCGAAGCAAGATCCACGATTCCAAGCGGCTACATACCGTGTCTGGACGCCTGAGGAGGTTCCTGATGGCTCGGCTGATGCTCGAGTTGAGGTGGCAAGCATCCGTCAACGCCTCCAGAGCGTCTCTGACGGCTTCGTGGACGAAGAAGAGTAACCAGTACCCGACGACAGCCGACAGGCCGTCACAGGCGCTCTCAACGCCTCTCACAGCAAAAGAAGGAACACCCATGACCACCGAAAAGGTTCTTGATGACCGGCCACTGCGCCTCACCAACGACACGCTCGACCTGCGCCCCGGCGAAAAACCGTCCGACTGGGTCAAGCGCCTGAAGCGAGAGCAGAAGAAATGAGATGGCTGCTACCCGCTCTACTCGCCGTCGCAGCATGCGCCCCCGACGATCCGTTGCCGTCACCGCCGACCAGCTCAACCTTGCCGAGCTTCGAGCGTACGCTCGCCGAACAGGCGGTCCCGACACCTACGACCGTGCCGCCCTCATCGACCACATCCACAACCACCAGCACCACAACCACAACAACGACGACAGTGCCGGCACCTAGCGTGTTTCGTGACGCCGTCGAACAATGGCGACCACAAGTCACTATGGCTGTCACACACTTCGGAGGCGACCAGGACGACGTTCACCGGTTCCTTCGCATCATGCAATGCGAGTCAGGCGGCGACCCCGACGCCAAGAACCCCAACTCGAGCGCTTCCGGTTTGATGCAACATTTGACGCGTTACTGGCCCGACCGGTCCGAACGAGCAGGCCGAGCCGGGGCTGACGTGTTCGATCCTGACGCCAACATCTGGGTATCGGCTTGGCTTGCGCTTGCTGCTCCCGAGGGCGGCTGGCAACATTGGGTATGCCGATGAGCAACAAAGAACTTGACTACATCGTGGGAACGACCTCGATAAAAAACCTTGTCAAGAGCTGGGAAGACACCTACGCCAACCGGCAAGCCGACGCGCAGTGGAAAGATTGCCACGACAATTGCCTGCTCGCTGCACCTGCAATTGACAAGACAGTCCGCAAAATGTGGCAAGACGGACTGTTTGTGTACGCAACCTTCCACGACGAGACGTGCCCAAACCGTGGTTGGCGATTGGTAATCAACGAACAAGGAAGCAAACGGGTCAAAGGCGGCGACGCATCATTGCAAAAAGCCGAAGAACTTGGCTTCTTTAACCAGGACAACAAATGAGAATCGGATCGCTCTGCACCGGCATCGCCGGCCTAGAACTCGGACTGCAATACGCAGGCATCGAAACGAAGCCCGTGTTCGTATCCGACATCGACCCCGGCGCATGCGACTGGCTCGACCAAGCCATGCCCTACACCCCAAACCTTGGGGACTTCACTCAGCTTGATGAGCTCCCCGAGGTCGACATCATCACCGCAGGGTTTCCCTGCCAACCCGTATCAAACGCAGGACTACGCAAAGGAATCCACGATGACCGATGGCTCTTCGATGACATCTGCCGACTTGTTAGCCGAATGGAATCACGACCCGTCCTTTTCCTCGAAAACGTCCCCGGCATCCTCACTGCAAACAGTGGGGACGCTATGGGCCGAGTCGTTTACGGACTGGCCGACATCGGCTACCACATCAGCTGGGGGACTCTTCCAGCGTCCGCAGTTGGAGCACCCCATCGACGCGTTCGATGGTGGGGACTTGCCTACCCTGCCGACGCCGAGAACATCCGACACGAATGGACCAGGCAAGCACGGCGACGGAGGACTCGATCTGCGGACAGCAGTGACCCTGCTGCCGACACCAACAGTGCAACAAGGCCGCAACGCGACATCAGGCAGGCAGCCGGACGCAGTGTTCAACACTGGGACAACACTGAACGACGCGATATGGGAACTGTCGGGCAAGGTTCCTCTGCTGCCAACTCCGCTCTCGAGGGACCACAAAGACGGCCCGCCGAACCCGAACATCCCGACGAACAGCTTTCTTGGGCGAGAGATATGGAAACTCGTTTCGGACGATGGGCACCAGCAGTCGCCCGATGGGAACACATCCTCGGACGATCAGCCCCAGACCCGCACATCGAGCAACGACTCAACCCCGCCTTCGTTGAATGGATGATGGGCTACCCCGAAGGCTGGGTCACCGACATCATGACCAAACGCACTCACTCGCTCAAAGCACTCGGCAACTCAGTCGTGCCCCAGTGCGCTGCGGAAGCATTCCTGCAACTGTGTACGCGCTAACCTGCGCCCATGAGATTCTTCGGACGCGAAAAGTTCGCAGGTAATGACGACTTCCTCGGACTGTTCGTAATCGGCTGGGACATCAACGGACGCCGGCCCATCGCCGCGATCACCGACGAACCCTGGGAACGCCTAACGATCCGTCAAGAATCTGAAGTGTTCAAACTTCTCGCCGAGCTGGCTCTGGACGTTGCGCCGTTTACGTTGCCGGACAACATGGAAGAGTTTCTCGAGGAGTAGTGGAGGCGGCGGGAATCGAACCCGCGTATCCCGCACCTGCATTGGCCGGTGCAGCGAACCCAACTGCTCGCCCCCTGGGTATTAGGAGAGGAAAACCCCCCTGGAGCGATGCTCAACAGGGGGGTTTTTCATATTGCGGGTGTTTCAACAGGCCAAACCATAACCCGTCGCAGGATCTCCCTACGCACCATGCCCGCAACTACTACTTCTTCTTGGCTTCCTTACGGATCTTACCAAGCAGAGCAGCCATATGCGGCGACTCGTACACGCCAGTCATGCGGCCCTTCGCGATCACCTCGCGCCAATGGTTAGGCGAGTCGATGACGGCGGTGCCTTCGCCTGGGATGCCGACTCGGTATTCGTCGGTGTTGCTGTCGTAGGTCAGAAACATGCCGCAGCTTTCTGGTAGGGGGCCGTCAACCCAGCCCGAACTTGTAAGAGCCTGAAGATGCCACCACTCGCTGCTGACAGTCTGCTTCAAACCCCACTTAGCGAGGTACGGCTTGACCGCACGGTCAGCCATCGCCCGAGTCACACCGACCGGACGCTTCAAATCTACAGCGTGCCCGAAACCGTCCGCCTGCTCCATATGCCACGACCCACGAGGCTTCCACGCATACGGAAAGCTCTTGCCGGTACGCAGAACACGGTCAGGGTTCGCAGCCAGGTTGCCGCGGCCAGCCTTGTACCGGTCGTACAGCGCCTTCTGCTTAGAGTAGAGCCGCACCGCAGGGTACGTCCCGTAACGCCGCAACGCAGGCTCCGACAACAAGCCCCTGATACGGAACTCCAGAATCGGGTGAACCCCACGCAGGTTGGCGTCGAGCGACATCAGTCGTTCAGGTCAGCTTCGGTCGCCACGTCAAGGTTGACCATTGACGGGTTAGCGCCGCCGATCGGACCCTTGATCGCAGCGTACGACTTGACGATGGACAGCAGACCAGCGATGGCGGAAGCCTTCAGCGAGTCACCCAGACCAACGTCAAGGATGCCAGCACCATCAGTACCGACGAGAGCAATAAGAGTCTGACAAAAAGCAGATACAGCACGCTCAGCGGAATCCTTGAACAAAGCAGTAGAGAACATGCTGCCCACTTTAGCTCAGTCTCGACCCAGGATCACGCCCACAAGGTGAGCAAACAGGCTCGCCCCGGCGATCCACAGCCCCCACTCAAGCGTGCGGCCCGACATCGTAATCAGCACCAAGCCGACGCCGCCGACCGTCCAGGCCAGCGCAGACGACTCCAACAGCACCGCCTTCACAAACCGTTTAA